TAAGAGTAAGCCCGTTCCAGCATTTATTTTTAAAGACTAGAAGTGATTTAATAAACGGTAAGCATCGGAATTTTATCTTAATCAATCAAGCCCGCAAGGGCGGTCAACCGTCCGTAATACTTTACGGGGCTAACAGTATTGATAAACTAATAATAGGAATAGACAAAGCCGTCCCGCTAGCCGTGAACGATTGGCAACTAATTCAAAAAATTATAAGCGGTTAACCGTCAACGCCCCGCGACCCGCGCCCCGCTATTCTCTACCAATGAAATACAACCTATGGTTGCGCTTCGCTAACCACGAACCGCGCGCCGTGTCAATGTGACAAATTGTCGCAGGTTAGGGTGCGACAAAATGTCGCAGGGTGCGACAAATTGACGCGCGACAAAATGTCGCACGGCTTGCGCCCCGCGGGCCCACCCGCCCCCGCCCACCACCCACGCTCCGCGTCGCTCCGCAGACCGCTTCGCGGATCTGCGTCGCTCCGCTCCGCGGCTCGCGGTGCGTTAAGCAAAGCTTAACGCTGACGCTTCGCAATGTGTAGCTTCGCTACACTCTATCGCTACGCTCGGCATACCGCTTCGCGGTACGCCTCGCTCCGCTCCGCTTCGCGGGTCGAGAAGCTTCGCTTCTCTGCGTCGCGGATCAACCAGCTTCGCTGGTCGCTCCGCTCCGCGTTAGGGGTCCCTGACCGTTCTAGAAACTCAAACTTTCTAGACCCCCCACACCCCCTTTTAGGGGCCTAGCTTGCGCACTCGACTATAGATTGTCTGTTTTAGACATGTACTTGCTAAAAATAGTAAATGAGACTAAACTAAGGGGGTACACCTTAAAAAAGAAGTTTTGGTGCAAAACAGAGTCTTAAAAAAATTCTGCAAAAAATTATATGAAACAGGAAGACATTAATAAATTACCCCCTGACGTAAAAAAAGATTTCATGAAGTATGCTATTAAGTTAGCGGAAAAGAAAACCCAATCCGCGGCACACGATGACTTCTTAACTTTTACTAAACATGTATGGCCTGAATTTATAGAAGGCAAACATCACAAAATTATAGCGGAAAAATTTAACCGTCTGGCAAAAGGAGAAGTTAAACGGTTAATTATTAATATGCCACCGAGACATACTAAGTCAGAGTTTGCATCTAACTTACTTCCGGCATGGATGGTAGGACGTAAACCAGATTTAAAAATTATCCAAACAACCCACACCACAGAACTTGCCTTACGATTTGGTAGGAAAGCAAAGAACTTAATTGATAGTCCAGAGTATCAACAACTATTTAAAACAAGACTAAAAGAAGATTCACAAGCCGCGGGTAAATGGGAAACAGAACAAGGCGGTGAATACTACGCAGCCGGCGTTGGATCTGCCATCACGGGCCGTGGTGCGGATTTACTTATTATTGATGATCCACACTCGGAGCAAGATGCGTTGAACGTGGATGCATTAGAGAAAGCTTACGAATGGTATACATCAGGACCACGTCAAAGATTACAACCTGGTGGAGCAATCGTTGTGGTAATGACAAGATGGAGTATGAAAGATTTAACCGGAGCGTTGTTAAAATCACAAAAAGAATTAAAAGCAGACCAATGGGAAGTAGTAGAGTTTCCAGCAATCCTACCTTCTGGTAAACCTGTATGGCCAGGGTATTGGAAACTAGCTGAATTAGAATCTGTTAAAGCATCTCTATCAGTTGGTAAGTGGAGTGCACAATGGATGCAAAATCCTACCTCAGCAGAAGGCTCTATTATAAAACGAGAGTGGTGGAAGATTTGGGATAAGAATTATATACCTCCCTTACAACATATTATTCAAAGCTATGATACTGCATTCTTAAAAAAAGAAACTGCAGATTACTCTGCCATTACAACATGGGGTGTTTTCTATCCTAATGCAGATAGTCCAGCTAACTTACTATTGCTCGATGCAGTCAAGGAAAGACTAGAATTTCCAGAACTACGTAAGAAAGCCTATGAACAATTTAAGTATTGGAATCCTGAGACCGTTATTGTAGAAGCCAAAGCATCTGGACTTCCCTTAACTTATGAGTTGCGAAAGATGGGGATACCTGTTATAAATTTCACTCCTAGTAGAGGTAATGATAAACATGCTAGGGTTAACTCCGTTGCACCACTTTTTGAGAGTGGTATAATATGGGCACCTGAAGATAAATTTGCAGAAGAAGTAATCGAAGAATGTGCTGCATTTCCCTATGGAGATAATGACGATTTAGTAGATAGTACAACCCAAGCTGTTATGAGATTTAGACAGGGAGGATTTATAGGACACCCAGAAGATGAAAAACAACAAGAACAATTTAAACAAACCAACCCTGAGTATTATTAATGGCGACTAATATTATTAATCAAAATTTAGATCAATATGGTTTGCAATATGGTGAAGGACTTAATCCTTACGCACCAGATGTTCAAATAGATAATATGCCTACTAATAGAGGCTATACAAATTTTGATGATCAAGAAGTTGGTATTATTAATACAGATATAGGTAATCAAATGGCTGATGTATCTCGTAATCAACTTAATCAATTAAATAGATTAGGTGCAGGATCAGGTATGAGTTTAAATGAGATAAAAGAAATGTCTCCTCCCGGTGCTTTTGATTCAGTTACTCCACAAGAATTTCAACAAATTCAAGATGGAACTTTTAATAAAGATAATCTAGTTTCTTCTATTGGAAGTGGACTAGAAAATTTTTTCTTCCCTTCAGCAGGAGCAGCAGAAATAAATCCAAATAATACATTTACATCAAGCGTAGCTAATTCTCCTTATGAGATGGATTATATACCACCAGATAGATATAGAGACTTTAAGCCTAGAGTTGGTACTCCACAGACTATGGAACAAGCTTCCATGTTACAAAAAGGAAAAGATTTTTTTAATCAAGGAAAAGATTTAGCAAGTAGTGGTATACTTAAAGCTGGAAAAACAGGAATGAATTTATTTAATCTTGTAAAAAATAATAATCCTCTAGGTTTTCTAACTTCTGGAATAGGAAATTTATTTGGTGGATTGGATCAATTTGATACTCTGTCACCAGCAGACCAACAATTTATATTATCTCAACAAGATAGTGTAGGAAATAACAAAGACCCTTTTGGAATTAATATAAGAAGCGGTTTTGGAAACTATGCAGATTATGTAAGAAATAAAGGTAGGTTTGCTAAAGGTAATAGAGGAGATTATTATAAATCTTTAATACCTGGATTAGAATTAGCTGAATCCGAAACTAGACAAAGAGATATTAATAAAGCTATTGCTCTTGAAGAAGAAATGGCAAGAAGAGAAGAAGATAGAATAAGAAGTCAATCACCAACAGGAAGTATGAATTATGGTTCATCAGGATATGAAGGTATGAGTGATGCAGCAAGTCAGCAAGAAATGGATCAAGGTGGTAGAGGAAGTAGAGGATAATGTTAAATTTAAAATATAATGATATTACAGGGGACATAGTAAAATATGATCCTAAAGTAGGATTAACCCCTGAAGATGAAGTGGTTACACAAGAAGAATTTTTACAATGGATGGGTGAAAACCCTGGCTCTAAAGATGAACAAGCTGAAAGAGTTGAAGATATTGAAAGTTTGACAGTTAAAGAAACACCTGATAGTACAGAGATAGAAGAAGGTGTTGAAACAATTACAGAGAGAGGATAGAATAATTACATGGCTGAAATAGATAAATCTTTATCGGATACTAAAACTACTGTTGCACTTCCTGGTGAAGTTGAAATAGAAGAAGCAGTAAAAGAAAAAATTGAAGAAGTTCAAACGGATAGTGGTCCAGTAGAAATTGAAATGACCGAAGAAGGTGGAGCAGAAGTTTCTTTTGATCCCAAAGTAGCATCACCAGAAGGTGGTGAAGATCATTTTGAAAACCTTGCAGAATTTTTAGAAGATGATATTTTAGATCCCTTAGGACTTAAACTTATAGATTCATATAATGAATACAAAGAATCTAGAGCTGATTGGGAAGATTGCTATAGAGAAGGTTTAGATTTATTAGGTTTTAAATATCAAAGAAGAACACAACCCTTTAAAGGTGCATCAGGTGTTAATCACCCTGTACTTGCTGAAGCGGTTACACAATTTCAAGCACAAGCTTACAAAGAATTATTACCAGCAGATGGTCCTGTACGTACACAAATTTTAGGAGATGTAACAACTCCAAAAGAAGATCAAGCAACTAGAGTTAAAGACTTCATGAATTATCAAATCATGGATCAAATGAAAGAGTATGAACCTGAGTTTGATCAAATGCTTTTCTATTTACCCCTAAGCGGTTCTACATTTAAGAAAGTCTATTACGACGATCTTTTAGGTAGAGCCGTTTCCAAATTTGTACCTGCTGAAGATTTAGTAGTACCTTACTCTGCAACTTCTTTAGATGATGCAGAATCAATTATTCATATTGTTAAAATTTCTGAAAATGAATTACGTAAACAACAGGTAGTTGGATTTTATAAAGATATAGAATTAGGAACACCACCAGTTACACAAAATCAATTAGAAGATAAAAAATTAGAATTAGAGGGAATTACTAAAGATGGTCAGGAAGATCAATATACAATTTATGAAATTCATACTAATTTAGATTTAGAAGGTTATGAAGATGTTGATGCAGAAGGAGAACCAACAGGAATTAAATTACCTTATATTATAACTGTAGCTGAAGTTAATTCAAAAATTTTATCTATTAGAAGAAACTACGATGTTCAAGATACAATGAAAAAAAAGAAGAACTATTTTGTGCAGTTTAAATTTTTACCAGGAACTGGCTTTTATGGTTTTGGTTTAATTCATATGATTGGTGGGTTAACAAGAACTGCCACAGCAGCTTTAAGACAATTATTAGATGCTGGAACTTTAGCTAACTTACCTGCTGGATTTAAATCTAGAGGAGTTAGAATTAGAGATGATGCCCAACCATTACAACCTGGTGAATTTAGAGATGTTGATTCTCCAACAGGAGCAATCTCAGATCAGTTTATGCAATTACCATTTAAAGGACCTAATCAAACTTTATTACAATTGATGGGTATATGTGTTCAAGCGGGTCAACGCTTCGCGTCCATCGCAGACTCACAAGTGGGTGACATGAACCAAGCCGCTGCCGTCGGTACGACAGTAGCATTATTGGAGCGTGGATCGAGAGTAATGTCAGCTATACACAAAAGATTATACGTAGGTTTAAAAGAAGAGTTTAAATTATTAGCTCAAGTATTTAAAACTTATTTACCACCTGTCTATCCTTATGATGTACCCGGTGCATCTAGAGAAGTTAAAGTTCAAGACTTTGATGACAAGATAGATATTTTACCAGTAGCAGATCCAAACATATTTTCTCAAACACAAAGAATATCAATGGCTCAAACTCAGTTACAATTAGCTCAGTCTAATCCAAAAATTCATAATTTATATCAAGCTTATAGATCTATGTATGATGCAATTGGTGTTAAGAATGTAAATGCTATTTTACCACCACCAATGAAACCAGCTCCTTTAGATCCAAGTCTAGAACATATTTTATCTATATCAGCAAAACCTTTTCAAGCTTTTCCAGGTCAAGATCATAAAGCACATATTGATGCACACTTAAATTTTATGAGATTAAACATGGTACAAAATAATCCAGCAGCTATGGCATCATTACAGAAAAATATTTTAGAACACATTTCTTTAATGGCACAAGAACAAGTTCAATTAGAGTTTGTACAAGAGATGCAACAAATAAAAACTATTCAAATGAAAATGCAACAACTTAATGCACAAAATCCTGCTATGGCACAGAACATGCAACAAAATCCACAAGTAATGCAAGCACAACAACATGTACAAAAAATTACAATGATGATTGAAGCTAGAAAAGCTATTCTTATTGCAGAGATGACTATGGACTTTGCTAAAGAAGAAGAAAAAATTATGGGTGAATATGGTGGAGATCCTTTATTAAGACTAAAAGGTAGAGAAATGGATCTTAGAGCTCAAGAAAATCAAAGAAAAGAAGAAGAAGGTCAACAAAGAATTGATCTTGACAAGATGAAAGCTATGATGAGTGACCAACAACATGAAGAAAACTTAGAACAAGAAGAAGAATTAGCTGGATTGCGTGCAGGTGTCTCATTAGCGAAGCAACAAATGTCGGATGATAGTAAAATT